AGTACTTGGCCACATAGTTTGCATTTCATATGCCGATAATTACGGCCATGGCTGCGGTAATTACTGCGCCAGCGAATTTGTGTTCGTCGCTTGGTGTACCGGATAAATACTTTTCGCGCAATATTGCTAGTTCGTCTAGCAAAATACTATGGTCTACGGGCTTAGGCGCTACAAGTTGGTAAGGCTTATTTAAAAATACTTGGTCTACAAAACTTTTAAAAGTTTCTGCGTACTTTTCTGTATACATCTGTCGGGTTCTTTCTGTTAGGCCTGGGTCGGGTATCGGGTATTCGGTCATGGGTTAGGCAACGCCCATGGGCCGTACCCTGAATTATGCCATATGGCTAGTGCGGACTTTGTGTTAATTACAGGGTCGAATAGGTCGGTACAGGTTGTTACTAAGCCTTTTGCTTGTAGCCAGCCGATAGGCCAATACTTGTTAGGTCGGCACCAAAAGCCGTTTATTTGGTAAAGGCCGTAACTGCCGCCTGCCGTGTCTTGTGCGTTAAACGCTTTAGGTTTGCAGCCGCTTTCACGGTAAATAATGCGGGCAACTGTACCCATTTCGGTTAATGGAAAACCCGCTTGTTGGGCTAGTTGTAACGCATATTGGCAATCTGTTAACGGTGCTGCCGTAGTGGTAGTTGACGTTGCCATAGGTGCCAAACTGACCGTAACGGGGGGCGTTACAGGCAGGGCGCTAGGCGCGTTGTAAGCGTCGTAGGCGAACGCTAACCCTGACAGGCTTATAGTGACAGCCGTAAAGATTTTGGCTAGTAGAAAGTTCATGCAATACCCCTTTTTTCGTCGGTCTTAAAACCGTAGTAGACGCTTACGCGCTAGGTGGTGATACTGGCCTTAGCCCTTGTAGGTACAGGCTTACAGGTTCGGGGGTTTTGTCGCCTGGGTAATAAAACCAATGCCACGGTTCGGCGGGCATGACCTCTAATGACCAGCCGTAAGCGGGGCCGTGTTCGCACATAAACGCCCACGTTTCGCCTGCCATGTTTGCGTAGTCAACTGCTAAACCTAAGTTATGCCGGCTGCTACCTGGTGCAGCTAGTGGGGCGTTGCCTGGTCGTAAGTAATATTTGCGGCCTTGCCATGTTCGGGTGCTAGCGCCCTCGATAGGTTGCAGGGTGTAACGCTGTAAAAACCCTGCGGTTTGTTGCGCTAATGACCGGTACGTATCGCCTTGCGATATTGGTTTAAATTGTTTTATACCTGCAGCAAACGCGGCCGCCCGTATTGCGTTGTATGCATTAGCGGCGCGCGGGTGCAGCTTGCCGAACGGCTTAATATCTACCAGCATATTTGCGGGTAGTTCGCCTGGGTTAACGTGCCCCAGCGTGGCAGGTAATACCAGTTTTTTTACGGCTGGTACTACTACAGGTTTACGGGGTTGGGGTTCCACTAGTTGGCTCTAAAGGTTTGCGTTTAAGGCCGTTAGCTGCAACTAGGCCGCTTAGTGTGCCGGTCATAAACACAGTAAGGGTAGATAGCAAGTCGATAAATTGCGCGTCGTTTGGTGACTGTTCTAATGGTTGAGTAACAAATAGTAGGCCGTAAACAAAACCTATAACTGTTATTGCAAACGTTACGGCGATAGTGCAACCGACAAATACAATCATGCGCGCGTGTAGCGTTTCTATTTCGGCTTTTTCTTTAGTCATTAGCTACCCTTTCGCATTGTGTAATAGTGCTGCAACGTGTTAGCGCGCTGTTTTTTACCTTTATTGGCGCGTTTGTGCGTGTTGTTTCGCAAGCCGTCGGGATTAGCAAAAACATTAAACTAACTAGCAGGGTTAGGCGGGTACGGGTTTGCATCTTTTACCGCTTGTACGGCGGCTTCCCATGCGGCCTGCGTGTTTGTTCCACGTTGCCACTCAAAAAATAGGCCGTCTGACTGTGCCTCGTATTGTGTGCGGCGTGTTGTTTCTACTTGTGCGTACTGGTTATTGTAATCAACTGTAGGCCATGCCGCGTCTAGTTCGGCTTGTGTTGGTTTTGGTGTGGCGCTGTACCAAACAAGAGTTGCATAGTCGTTTTCTGATATTGACCATTGAGAGCCGGCATAGTTTGCTTCTAAAACTGCAATGTAGTTTGTCATTATCGTTGCCTTTTTTGTAGCCATTATGAGTATGCAATCACGGTCATGCAACGCTCAAGAAAAGACGCGCTGGTAGCGCTGTCGTTTCTAAATTGCATTGTAAAAGTATTGCTTCCAGCCGTCAAGGTAAGTGGAATAGCATTAGAAAAAACAAAACTGTAGCCACCAGTAAGAGTTACTTGTGTGCTTGCACTATTAGCGTCTGATGATGCAATGGTTGTCGCACCGGACACTGCTACTGAAGCTCTTGGTGTTCTGTCTAATGCGGCAGATGTAATACCAGACAAAATAACTAAGGCTTTAGTACCTGTGGTCATTGTAATTACTTGCGCGGTAGTTAATCCAACGTAACTTGTGCTACTTGTAGATTGCAAAGTATTTACTCGACTTACATCTACAGCGCTAACCGCGCTTGCTGTAGGCCCGACAGTAGCCCAAGCCGCGCCGTCGTAATATTGCACAACGTTTGTTGACGACAAATAGCATAATTGGCCCTCGGCTAGCACCTTTTCGCCTGCACCACCAAAAGCCGCGTCGCGCGTAACCGTTGTAGCGAATACCGGTACGCCTGTACCTGCCGAAATATTCATGTTGGCTGCGGTTAAAACTTCCGACGCTGCGTATAACGGTACGCTTGTTTGTTCGTTTGGCATATTCCCTACTTTACGCTAAAACTGGTTGCGGGTCTTGTATATCTAACTTACCGTAAATCGGGTCGTTAAGTATGAACTGGTAAACGATTACAGTATTTGCCGTATAGAACGTTACGCGGTGCCCGTTGTTTACGTTTATTGATATTTCTATGCCCTCTACCGATAGTTCTTGGGCTACTTCGCCGCCTGCAATAGTGTTGGTAATTGTTATGGTGTCGCCAATGTCGACTAGCGCCAACGTTTCTTTTTGGGCTGTTGTAAGCATTAAATAATCGGTTTGCACGGCGTTAAACGTGGCTGCAGGTTCGCCAACTAAAAGGTAGTTAGCCAGGTCTAAAGCGGCTGCGTCGTTATGTAAAAGGCTGTTAGTAATGCTTACGTTTTGAATAAGGTATTTAGCCTGGCTTGCTAAGTCGTCGGCTACTTCAGGGCTTGTGGCGCCTAAGTGTTGAATACTGGCCCTGTTTACTATTAGGTCGGCGTTATAAATAATGCCTAAAGAGTTGTACGGTATGTTTGTTCCGTCGTCGTGAAAGTCTGCGACACTACCCGAAAGGGTATTACCAATACGCGGTTGGCTTGTAATATCGCCTGTCCTCGACATAAAAATACGGCCTTGTTCGGCTGCCTGTATTTGGTCTATGTACGCTTTAACGTTCGTACCTTCGGCAATCGTGTAGGCAGCTGCCCCGCCTAATGTTTGGGTACCTGTTTCAATGTCACGCGTTAAAGCCGGATAAGCAACTTCGGGCAAGTCTAAAACAGCCGATAGGCGGGCGCTTGATAGTTCCTCAGATACGTTAAATTCTGCTAACGCGGTTTGGGCTAGTAAATAAAAATCGTCGGCACAATAAACGTTTACCGTGTTTTGTCCGCCTAGTTCGTAGGTGTAGTCATAGTTGACTATTTGCCCTACAAACAAGGTTATAAACGTGCCTACGCTGTTGTATCTGCCGAACGATACGCGCCGTAATGGTGCCAATGTAAATTGCCCTGCAGGGTCTACGTATGGGCTAGATGAGTACAACGGATTTAAAGTTCCCCCGGCTAGTTCGTCGTTTAAATTGAACGACATTGTGCCCGCGCTAAATTGGTCGCCTACGTCACGGCGCCCACGTTTAATGTTTACATTTGTCGAGTACTGCAGCATTGGCGCAAACTCTGTAGTTCCGTCTAACACGTATTGGGTGCTATTTAAAACGCCGCGTGTTGCGTCGTCAAGGGTAAAAGCGTCTAACTGAAAGCCTGTATCTATAAACAGTTCGTAGTTACCGCTTTCAATTACTGACGTAGCCATTACCCAACCTGAATATTTGCGGGGCCTGCAGCCCTGTTATATGCGCGAATATTGTTTACAATTTCCTCGCCTGTTTGGGCGTTAGACATGACGCCCGCTACGTTTATGTTGTAGGTATCGCCTACGGATTGTCGATGTACGTCTTGCGTTATTGGTGCGGCAACTGGGGCGCTAACGCTATTGGTTACGCGTGTTACTACTTCGTTAACACGTACTGTTATGTCAACGGTTCGCGCCAGTTTGTTTGCTAAGGAATCCATTTGTTTCATCATTTTTGGGGTTAATTTATCTATTTCGGCTTGTAGCCCGTTAACTGTTTTTTGGGCTTGGTCTACGCCTACTTGGTACCAGGCTGTTGCGGCGTTTAGACCTACCTTTTCGGCTGCCATGTTGGCGCTATCAACTAGGGCGTTAGTTTCGTCTATCGCAGTTTTGCCGCCTTTTACTAGTTCTTTTGCTATGGCCGCGCCTGCGTCGCTACCAGCTGCTAAAACGGCTTTAAGGCTGTCTTGCGATAGCCCAAGGTTTAACGCGTGTTGAACGTCGTTTGAATAGTCTTTAATGCCGTTTACTTGGTCACGTAGCCCGGATAGAAACCCTTTACCCGTGTCCTTGCCTGCGTCTTTTGCGTCTTTAAAACTAAACGCCTCCATTAAGCCTTGGGCTACTGTTTCGGCGTAATCGGTCAACGCTTTTTTAGCGTCGTTTAACGCGCTGTTAGCGTCTTTAAGCGCTTCTTGTAAGCCTTCTTTAAGTGACTTGGCGTAGTCGTAGTTTGCTTTAGTTGCCGCGCCTGTGCTTTTGTCTATGTCGTTAAATGCTTTTATACGTTCTTTAAGTTGGTCTGCGGTAAGTTCAGGCCCGATAAAGCCTTTAGGCCCCATAAGCGAACCGGTAGCGCCAATAGTACCAGCGGTAGTTAACGTCTGTTGATTTAATAAATCGCTTTCTTTACGTGCTGCGTTCATCTTTTTTGTATACAACGCAAACGCCGCTACGCCTGCAGCAACGGCAATTATTCCGATACCGGTAGCAACTTGTACAGCGGTAAACGATGTAGCAAGGGCATAATTAACTGCGGTTGTGATAATGGCAGCCGCTCTATATAACGCCATACCCGCTTTAGCAATAATAATTGCACCGGATACGGCAGCAACAGCGGTAGTAAATGCTATAAAGGAGTCTGTATTGTTGCCTAATAGTTGCGAAAATTGAACAAGCACAGGTAGCGACGCTTCTAATACAGGTAAAAACGCTTGTCCTATTGCTACTTTTGCGTTGTCTACTGACGCTTTTAGTATGCGTTGTTGGTTGGCCGCTCCGTCTGCAGTGCGCGCAAAGTCGCCTTGTGCGTCGCTTGTTTGTTGCAAAATAAGTTTTTGGGTTGCTAATACTTTTGCTTGCGCCGTTAATGCTCCTGTGCCGTCGTATAGGCCCATTTTCATTGCTTGTGCTTTTACGGCTGCGTCGCTTAGTAGTACGCCAAATTTACGTATAGGTTCGGCTTCGCCACGTAATGCGGCTCCTAATGCTAGGGCTACATCGGCGGGGTTAGCGTTATGAAAACTGGCAAGGTCGCCGGATAGTTTGACCATTTCAATAGAAAAGTTAGATAAGTCCGCACCTGCAAGCCCTGCAGATTTACCAAAAATACCCATGGTTGCCGCTGCGTCTAACGCGGCTTGTTTAGATAAACCTAAACTAGTGGCGGCGGTGTCGGCAAACTTTTTAATTTCCGTTGACGCTTCGCCAAAAATAATTCCGGACTTACTAACCGTTTCGTTAAAATCGCTTGCGGCTTGTGCGGCTTTATAACCGCCTGCAACAATGGCACCGAACGCTATAGCGGCAGGTACTGCCATTTTGTTTATAGCAAACGCCGCTTTATCTGACGCTTTAGTTAAGTTTTGAAATTCTTTTATGGCGGCTTCGGCGCCCTTGCCGTTAAACGACGTAATAATTGGTATGTTAATTGCCATAATTAACCTCTAGTTTTCGGTTTGTCATCGCCATAACTTCGGCCACAATGTCAACTACAACGGCTTCGACTGCCGGGCGTGCGATGTCTACAGCGGGTTCGCTAGCGCGTGGATTAAATGAACCGCCTACCTCTAGGTTGCGTACAAACGCGCCACGGGTTTTAGCGCCTGCATGGTCCCAAATAGCGCCTGCAGCGTCTTTTTGTCTAAGGCTTAACAACTGGTACGGCTGCGCTTTAAAGTCAACTACCTCACCCGATTTAAACTTTACGCTGCGTTCTTTTTTGCCGCTGCGGTTGGTCATAATTTTAAACCCAGCGCTAGCCATATCGCTAGACCATTTCGTACCTTCACGGCCTTTAATAAGATTGCCGCGCCCCATGCCGCTTAACGGTGGTTTGGTGGGGATTAAAGAACGTGCAGCTACTAAAACAGGGTCGCCCGCTTGTTTAACTTTCTTTAACATTTCTTTAGCGTATTCGGGTTCAATTTCTTTAAGGGTTGCTACCGCTTGTTTAACGCCGTAAATATCCATTGTTGTTGATATGGCCATAGCGGTTACTTTCGTTGCTTGTTGTTGTCTGATAATACAGCAACGACGGTAGCCAAATCGTCTATGTCAAAAGGTATAGACGGGGGCCACCACGAAATCGCTACCAGTAGTTCGCATAACTGGCGCGCGTGGGTGCCCCTTAGGTGGGGTTTGCGGTCTCGGTATCGACTACTTCAATATTCGTAAGTCCTTTTACGAACGTATCAAATTCGCTAGGAACAACAATTTTATTTATTTTAGACGCCTCATACGCCATAAATGCTAAATCCTCTACGCCAATACCTAGCGCCATGTCTGACGCTTTACGTTTAAATTTGCGTTCCCACAAAATTATTACGTACAGGTTTGTTACCACCTCATAGGCGGTGTCGGCTGTTTCTACTTTTAGCGTAAGTTTCATTGTCTGCCTTTTGTGTCGGGCCTTTTCAGGCGGTTAATTAAACTTCTAAAACGCTGTAAACCCCTCCGGTGAAAACCACCGAAATTTGGCCAAGGGTGCCTAGGGCCATTTCGTACGGCAAGGCTTCAAGATAAGCCCCGGTTAGTGTCATGGTTGGATTGGTTGCGGTGCCTGGGCTTGTTGCGCTTGATGACCAAGAAACGGTTGTTTGTGTACCGACCAACGATTTAAGCGTTGCATAAGTTTCGGAAGCTGCAAACGATAGGTACAAGTCAAGTGACAACGTAGAGTTTTCTAGGCCTGCGGTATAAACGCGCGAACCTGAACCAAACGCGGTACTTTCTAGGGCTTCAATAGTGCGCGTAAAAGTAAGGCCGTGGCATTGGTCCTGTAAAGAAACGGAATTGACGGTCACGTTAGGCGATGATAAATAAGTGCTAGTAGCCATTGGGTTTACTCCTTGTTTGTGTCTGTCTTAGTTTTAGCACCTTTTGGCGCTGTCGTGGGGGATTGAATAATAAAACCGCCTGCTACCAGCGCGTCGACATTAACGCCGTCTACTGGTTCGTAAGTGTCGCCGGGTGTACCGATACGGGGGCTAAGTATTGTGTACTTCATGTTGCACCTATTCTAGGCGGTTGCCTGGGTTTGTAGGGTTATGGTCAAATCGTAGGCGGGTAGTTCGCTGCCGCCAATTAGCGCAATAGTTGGGCGCCCGTCGGTTACGCCAATTTTTTTAGTAACGACCTTGCTAGCCAAGTTAAGTAGTGACCGTTGCGCGTCAAGGTTGCCAGGCCCCAGCGTAATTATGCGTATTGGAAAAGTCATTTCTACGACGTTGTTTGAATACACGGTAAACGTAGGGGCGTCTATAAACGCGCAAGGCGGTACAAGATTGCGGGGGTCTGTAACTACCTGTAGCCCTGTAATGGTCGTTAGCGACGCTGCTAGGTCGTCTAGCGCCTCGTTAAATAGGTCTG